ATTGTAACTGATGTAAAGATATTTTATCACCATAAGTCCAATGTGACTTATTAGGTGTAATTATACCTTTACTCTTTTTACTAATAAATCCATTAACATTGGTCTTGCCAGTTATACCCATAACTTTTAACATACCAGTTTCGTTTACTATTAATTGACTTTCAGATTCAGCATTATATATTGATGGTATCTTTTGAATCATGTTGTCTGGGGTTTGTATCACTACATCATTTGATGCATATATATATTGATTAACTCTTATTGGTTTATCATATAGCTGGATTTCTCCACTATCAACATATTTACTAAAAAAAATATCGCCCCCACCTTTAGGGGCACATAAGAAAAAATTAGAAGTTCCTGTACGTGCTATAAATGTATAAAAACCTTTATCTAGGCTTGTCAATGAATTACCATCTGTATCTTTTAAAGTTATTGATGCATCAGAATTAACTTTAACTGTCAGTGAATTGCCTTCTGGTATATCTGCTGTTATTTCTACTGAAACATATTTATTATTTATGAATGTAAAACTTGGCACTGTTAACTGAATTTCTCTACCTGATATGGTAGCTTGTTTGTACGCAATATCAGCCATAGACGCACTAAATTTGTTATGTGAAACTATTCCTCCCGATATATCCTTTTTCATATCATTAGCCATCTTTTGTTCTGATAAACTATTATCAGATATCTGACCTAATACCACGCCTGCAGTTGTATCATCTACATATTTCTTTGTTGCAGGATTATAATCTTCCAATGGTGCATATATCTGTGTATTATCTTTTGCTAATGCATTATCAGTAGGTATAAATTTTTCGTTAGCTTCTATCTTGGTATACACTTCATTCTTTTGGTATGTATCATCTTTATTAGCCTTATTCTCAAAAACATTATCTATTTCTTGCATCATTGTGTCATTAATAAAAGACTTTAATTTATTTGCCCCTTCATCAAACTTAGCCTTAAAAACATCAGGGGTTAATCCTCCGACGTCATTAGGTTCATTATCTAGTTTTTGAATTACGTTCAAATCATCTGTTATCTTTGTAAGTGCCATATCTCACACTCCTTTATTTACTTTCTGACCCTAGTCTTGTTTTTAGGTTGATTGATAGTAATGTTAATAATTCATCAGACGTATTGTTTTTAACTATCAATTTAAAATATATAAATTTCTTAGCTTTCATCTTTTTGGGGATAGGTTGTGGATTATAATTTGTATTAAAGCTCCAATGTGCAAAATTTGCATGAATAAATGTGGCTAAACTGTAGTAAAATCTTGTATCATTTCTACTTGTTGCCTTGTCTGTTCTCCACTCAACATATGCACTAGTACGCGAAGCAGGTTTTATGCTTACCCATGCTTTAGACATATATTTAGTCATTGTTTCATGTCCGAAATCGCAAAACCCCATTTCCCATATACAATTAATAGATACGCCATTATCGTTTCTTTTACTGTTATCAAACTTTACTATTCTTCCATCATTTGTTGCAAAATGTAGTATCCCATTTATTGTTAAGAAATTAAGCGCGGGTATATTGTCATAAACATACCAAGTATCATTACGATAATTCCATATATATACTACAGAACCTACACACAACCAATATTCGCTCTCTTTTTCATAATCAAATGTAATAGCCTTTGCTAAATCTAAATCATTTAAAGCCGATTGAATTCTATTAGATATATGATTAGCATTTCTTTCATCCCTAATGTTGGTTGATATCCATTCATATACCCCGTCATAAACTGATACAGGATTATTTTGTATTACTTGAACACTTTTAAATGGTTTATTTCCTATACTCGTATTGAGTGGAAATACAGGGAATGAAGCCTTTTTATTTATAGTGGTATAGTAAGAATAATACGTACCACTATTTGTAAAAATAAGTTGCCTATCGTATTGTAATACAATATCTGTTATAGTATATTGACTAGAGCCTATTTCTGTATAACCATTAATAGGAAAATATTCAGCACTTGGCTGACCATTCTCCAAATCTGAATAAATCCTTCTGTTAGGCAAATTGGAATTACCCCACAAATGAACCCTTGTATCATTAGAGCCACCGTAAAACATAGCATATTTGCATTTTTTGATTTGCTCTCTATCAGATGTAGCTTTCATCTTGAACGTAATTATTGTATTATTAGGCAATGCGGAAGGTGCTGCATTAAACGTAACCTCTCCGGTAGACCTATTAACTGTAAAATCGGTATTTTCGACTTTATTTACACCATCAACTACAGCCTTTACCATATCTGATTGAATATTATCTTCCAACAACTTAAATTTCTTTGTTGATCCATCACCCGAAAACGATTGTTTTACCCAGTCGGTAAGCAAGTTCTTTTGTTCAAGCAACTCTCCACCGCCAGTAGGCTTAGATGAAATAGTCAAAGTTGGCATATAGCCCTCAACAACCTTAAACGTAGTGCCATCCCATGAATAATACTCATGTCCATCAAGTATGTATAACTTATCATTATAAGCAAAAAACGTTGTTATATCATCTGTTAAATTGCCTATGGATGTATTAGTATCATTTATAAGGTTGTGTTTGTAGATATGGCTATTACAAGCAAAAAGGAAGTGATATAAGCCTTTTATTTTCCCATACCACATACCTCTAATTGGTTTATTAAATCCACTTATTACATTTGTTTGTCCTGGTCTTTTTTTAAGGTTATAATTAGACGTCACTTTGAAATTTTTCATATAAGAAGCTTCACCTAACTTTAACCCTGTTTCACCATCAGGATCAAGATTAACTCCATAAAACTTATCAATATTTACAGGAGGTTGTTTTGGTTTTTTTCTTATTTGTGCCATAGTTAAATACCTCCATACATATCTTTTATAGGTTCTTCTTTCGCCGGTTTGTTTTGTCTGAATTCTCTTTTTAGTTCTTCGTATTTATCGTTATAAAAGCCAGCAATATCTGTATCACTATCCATTATAAGTTGCGAAGCTAAATATGGAGTTAATAATGCAACCGCAGCAGTATCATCTATGGACAATTGATCTTCTAATTTATTAACATTAAACGATATTTCAGCATCATAACTAATAGTATTATATATATCTGCTATACGTGATAATTCATATTGCCCGATTGTTAACAATGTAGGAGTCTTGTTTTTGTATTCCTTAACATCCGAATCAATTATAACTCCCGTTTCTGATCGTTCATTAATTAAATCTATTGCCATTTCAAATATTTGTTTGCCTATCATTTAATCACAACCTTAGATTTCTTTCATTCTATTTTCTTGCATTTTCATAGATGTTTTAGTATCTTCATTCAATGAATGCATAAATGCATCATAATAACTTTTAGGCATAAATGCAGTCTTACCAATAGGAAATAGTAATGGTTTGAAATTAACTGTTACTTGTATTGTTTTTTTCTTTGGGTTTAATTGATCTACTGGAATTACAGTTTTAATAATCTCTTCTCCAAATGGATTTTCTCTTGTTATCTCGTTTGATTTTACTGCTTGTTCCACGTTTTCACCCTCTATTTCTAATATTGTTTGTATTAGTTCCTCATTTTTCAACTTAGACCAATCTTCTGGCAACTCTTTTCCTTCTTCTTTATATTTCTTTAATGTTGCCATTAAGTCATTCCTTTTCATGCCTTCTAATTCTTCTTTTCTTGATACTTCATTTACTCTATTCACGATATTATTCTCCTTCCAAATTCAAAATATAAAGAAAGGGCTTGTATGCCCTCTCTATTAGCGTCCTGCAACTTCGATACGATAAATTGCTTCTTCTCTTAACCTTTTAGCAACAAATAATGATTTCCATGCAATTGTTGAGTAAAGTTCCATAGGGTTTTCTGTTCCACCAGTACCTTTATCCTTAACAATAATTTGTGGTTTTTTCTTCCCTGCAATGTCAGGAGTTCCAAAGGCTTCGTCGCCTAAGAAAATAACCCCAAACACATCAATGCTGGATGCTCCTTCTCCTTTATATATTGGTGCTGTGTTAGCATCCTGGAAGTATACACCGTCTAATTCTCCGATAATACCTCTTTTAATCATTTTTGCATCTGTATATTTGTTAGCGTCTTTCCATTCTGTCCAATTCTTGATTGTAGTCATTACCTCTGGTGGAGTTAATGCCACATAACCCATTCTACCATTAGGCATTTTTATTTTCTTTACATTTTGACGTTTGAAAAATTCGGTAATGCTAGTAAGCATTGAGTATGTAAATTTATCATCTTTTGTCACTGACCCTCTTGATGTTTTACCCCCGCCATAAGCTACGTTAGTACCAGCGCCTACAACGTCCATTGCAATAGAATCAAGTGTTAATCCTGCGTGTCCCCCAAACATTTCAGTAACTTCTGTTACAACTGGGTCAATACCAGTATCTTGTAACTGATCTGATATTTTAGTGTATGTGCCATACTGTGAGACGGCTGCTTGAATCTTGTCAATAGTAATATCTACATCAGATGGAGTGACCCCCTCTGTTAAAGGTGTTTTAGTCAATGCAGGTTGTTTGAAAATTCTCCATGATGTTGTTTGCCCTTCATTTTTTGGCACTGACGCTTTTTTAGCGTAAGGCAATAGCACTACACTATCTGTTAATTCCTTCAATAAAGTTCTTTGATAAAAAGTATTTTGTTCTGCTGTTAAAGTTCCATATTTATTCATTGTTCATTCTCCTTTTCTATAATAACCCCTGTTTAGCACGTTCGACTTCTTTTGCAAAATCTTCGTCGCTCATGTTCGCCCATTTAGATGGATGTTCTTTATTTCCACTTGCGACACTACCAGGAGTTATCCCATTTTTATTTATTTTATTTATAGTTTCTTGTTCTGCCTGTAACTTGATGTTTTCTTGTTGCGCCATTAATTCTTTAATTTCAATTCTGTTATATGCATCTAGTAGAGATATCCCTTTTTCTTCTCTAAGTTGCCATACTTCAGGACTTATATCTTCGCCTTTGATTGTTGGATTTGCTTCTATAAATTCATTAAATTCAGCTGTTTCTTTTTCTTGCTTTTGCCTTACTTGCTGTTCTGATTCGTATCGCTCTCTGAATTTCTTGTTTTCCAACATTTCTTGTGCATATTCCTTTGGTATGTTCTGTGCAACTAATTGGTCAATTTTTTCCTGTTCTTGCTGTTGTTTTACTGCTTCCATGTACTCGTCAGCACTTGAAAATCCATAAGAATTAGCAAGATTATTTATGAAGTCTACTCTTGGGTCACTTTGTAAGCTTTTACGCTCTCTTTCTATTCTTTTTTGAATTATTGAATCTAATTCACTTTTTGTAAATGTCTTTTCTGTAACTTCTTCCTGTTGTTCTTCAGCATTCGGCTCGGCGTTCTCCTCATTTTCCACCTGTTCAACACTTTCTGTTGTTTCAATAGTTTCTTCTTCTGCAAAAAATTGTAAATTCATTTTCATACTTTCACCTCATGTTTTAAGTGGTGGTCCACTATAGATTTTTAAAACTCCATGTTTTTCTGAAAAACAAGTAAAAATATATAAGAAAAAAAGATGAGTTATTGACTCATCATATTTAATACTTTTTGTTCCATTTCTTCGGGTTTCATTTTTTGAATTTCTAGTTGTTGCTCTTGTGGTAAGCTGTCAATAAATTCTGTCATACATTTGTATAACACTTGTTTTTCAACATCAGCCCGTTTACGTTTTTCTATTAATCTTTGTTTATTAGGTATAACGTTATTGGGCAACATTTCTAAAGCTTCTGTTAAATCAATCATGCCAGTTTGCAACCAATTACCAATCATATTTACGGTTACTGCTTCACTCCAATGTGTTGATGGTCCTATATCAAGTTTAAGATTAAGATTAACATCTTGATATTCTGTTCCCAAAAACCATAAAGTTTCTTGGTTGCCATCTGCATCTAAAACATTAATTTGTCTTTGAGTGTTATATTTTACTTTCCAAAAATCAGCCCATATTAACCCAATGTCTTCTAAGGCTTGATAATAACGTCTTTTTATACTTTCTATAGGAATAGCGCTAGCCTGTTGCTGCAACATTAATGCTCCTTGATTTTCTGCTCTAGCTTCTCCCATAGCGTTTTCATTTGCGCCCGACACGTCTTTTGTGGCACTCATAACAAATTCTATAAGTTTACCTACTTCATAATTAGCTGATCCTGTTTCAGCAAACTTAAATACATTTGATATGTCACCTTGAACACCTATTGCTTGACCTACACCGTTACTTATATTTGATATTCTTGTTTTATCATAAATAGCTTTAGGGAATGCAGTCCTTTGAGTAGACAACATCCACATGGCTAATGTTTTGTTAATGAATTTTTGGTTAGGAATTAACTCCGATACTTCTGCTACTCCATAACATGAACGTTTCCTTTTTTCCCAGTTCATAGCTACTAAAGGATATCTATTTAACCCTGTTGGTGTCTGTGGCACTATTTCAACGTTTTGCGTAGATTTACTATAGAAAATCTCTCCATCTTTTTTAACATATTCAAGTAATACTGTTGTTTTATCTCCTAATTCATCTTTTGCCTTTTCAAAGGTTTCCGTTGTATCTTTATCGCCTTTAATTAAGTCTACAAGTTGTTTTGAGACTCCATTTTCTTTAGCTTCTTCTTTTAGATTTGAAACTAATTCACGATAACTAATTATTATACTCGGTTGGCTTTGAACTCTACTATCATTAGGATTTGCAGGAAAATAATTTATACTGTCAATTTCTTCTCCAACTATATCTCCAATTGCTTTTACGTCATTACCCGATTTAATATCGTTATCCCAAAAATAATGAACTATTCCTGCCCCTGTTACTGCTGAATCTCTTAGCATTTGTTCGCTTAATTGGGTTTGTTTTATATTTTCCCATGTTGCATCAGCATAACGTGTGAATAAATCTGCTGCTTGTTCATATTTTTGCTTGTTTTCACTATTAACTTCTGAAGAATATCCTTGTACAGAAAAGTTCATTTTGACTTCTTCTGCCATAACAGAAGATACTTTAAAATCTGTAATTCTCTTAATAATATTTATTACTGGTTTTGGTAATTCTGTTGTCTTTACCATATACCATTGATCCCCTGCTACGAATCTTTCATTTTCTTTTACTGTATCAATTAATCCGTCAGTCCTCATAAAGTTTAATCCGTCTTGATATCGTTTCCATGTTTCTGTCACCTATTTCACCCCCCATATTCGTTCCACTCATTCCACTCTTTTTGTTTTTGCTCTTCTTCTTTACTTAGTTTTTTTTCCTCTTTAACTTCTTGGACTATTTCAACAGGATTTCTTATAGGCTCTAAAGGCTTATTTGTTTTAATGTTTAACCCGTCTTTTAAACCCTTTCTATACGCCCATATCGGCACAATGAAAAAGCACAACCCTATGATTGCACCAATAAATAATTCCATATGTATCACCACCTTATATAATCTTGTGCTGCAACTCCACTATAAAAAAATCCTTCCTCTGTAGGTTCTGGACTTTCAAATGCTTTTGGCAATTCTTTAACCTTTGGCTTTGGCATAACTGGATAATCACGTTGTTGGTGTGATATATAACAATTAATTGCTCTCGCCATAACCAAGTCATCATGTTCACCCGACATTGCTTCGGGCCTACCTTTATTGTTTTTAACAAAAGTTGTCATTTCCATTAACAAATCTAAATCTTTTATTTTTTTTGGTTCTTCTCTTACGATTGTTCTAAGCATTCCTAACGATTGTGGTCTAGTTAATTTAGTTGTAAGATATCCGTATTTCTTTTGATATTTATGTGTAGTACTATCTGGTGATTGTTCTCTATAATAAAGTCTTGGATAACCTAATCTTTGCAATTCTTTTAATGGGTGTGTACTAAAATTTGTTTCAACTCCAACTAAAGCATTATTGTAATATCTCCCCAAACAATATAACTGTCTAGCGTATAGATCTTCGTCATAATTAAGTTTTAAAATAGCCGTGTCTTCTCCTGTTACATTGTTAGTTAAACAACCTATATTCCAGTCAGAACCATCCCCAGCAGTATCTCCACCAATAACATATGGATAACCACTTTTAGGCTCTTCATAAATTTTAATATATCCTTCTTCTTCATCATCAACCCACTTAATTGTTTTATCAATGATTTCATGGTTTATATAATCAAATTCAAAATATCCAATTTTGATAGGCTGAATGTTAGCTATTATTCTATCATTAACACTCTTTTTAGAGAAATATGTACCACCCGTAACTCCCCACTGTCCAAGAGCATAAATATTATACTCGTTTTCGTCATGTATCTTTAACTCTTCCATGACTTTGTGGTATTCTTCATCAATGAACTTGTTATCTTTGTATGTAGAATGAATAACCATCGTATTAGTTTTATTTAATGCTAAATAATCACACTTTTGATAAGGAATACAATGTAAAAAAGACATCTTACCATGCAACATGATCTGTCCTTTTGCCCTCTTATCAAAAAACCGCTTTTTAAGCCATGATAATACAGATACAGGGTTAAATGTAATCATAATCTGCATATATTTACTAGTACCGTTTTCATTAACTCCCTTATATCCTCTAAGACGTCTGTCTAATTCTCGTAAATCTTTCTCTTGTACCTGGTCGGCTTCTTCTATCCATACAGAGGTAATATCAAATATAGATTTAAGTTTATCTACATCATCAAGACCAGCGAATAATATTTGATTATCATTATGCTTATATGTGATTTCTTCCATTCCTGCAGCTTTTTTAATCTCAAAATCATCTATGTTGTATCGTTTTTTTATCCTAGCAACCAATAGTGGAAATTGAGACTTTGTTACTTGATTAGCTTGTGCCCTAACACATAGTATTCTATGGTTATCCTCTGTTACTATTCTGTCAATAGTTTTATCAGCTGCGGCATAAGATTTTCCACTACCCGAACCACCCATTAATACAGCATAACGTCCTTTAAACTTTTGAAATGGTTCATAAATTACATTAGACATGCTTTGTAATTCTGTAATTCTATTCAATGATTCGTTTAATTCCTTTAAGTCTGTTAATGACATTCGGTTTAATTGCTTTTGTGTAATCATCTTATCACCTGCCTTTTTATGTGATTTATGTTAATTTCGTTAGTAACTATATACACAGGGGGTGGTGTGCTTCCGATATACCCCCCCTCTAAATTCTTATTGCATATGTCTGTAACTCTAACGCTATACACGTAATGTTCGGTATATGATTCAACAATAACACGTTCTACTATTCAACTATGCGCAAAATACTTGTTACACGAAATGTTAAAGGGGGATATACACCAAATATACAACTTTTTGAGTATATCCTCGTAATTTCTAGTACTTTTTGTATATGTATGCATGATATTTGCATAAATATACTGTACAACCGTATAATATACACTAGCTAATTAATAGTGTCTGAACATTGCCTATTGATTTCTAGAGGATTATTCGGCATTATTGGCTTTTATTTCTGCTATTTTGGGAAGGCTTTCTTTTTTGTGTCTGTTTTTTTCGGAAGATTATTATTAATTATTCTTCCATATTCCCTTATTCTTCTCCCTGTTCTTCCTCTATTTCCCTGCAATTAGCATCTATAACGTTATTATCTAACAACTGTAGCTTCTCCACTATATTATTGATTAACTCTTCCTTACTAGCGTTATTGATTAATACATTAGTATTTGAGTTAGTTTGTATCTCTTTCTTATCTACATAACCATGTTTATTCTTTGCGTAGAATATCGCTCCTGCTGGGTTTCTTGCTGTAATCATTTGCTGTATTGTCTCGTCTTCTAACATATCCTCTATACTTTCTGTTGCTTCTTTGAACTCTTCTCTATTTTTATATTCGTAGTATGTACATCTACTTAGCTTTGCATATACTGTAAATCCTCTTATATTAGGGAATAGTCCTTCTTTTCTACAGTGATCTATGTATTCCTCAAACTTATCTCTTAATGCATCTGGCTTATATCTAAACTTTTTATCTGGCATATTAACACCTTCTCTATTTCTTTATATAATAATAGCCCTCTCGGCTCTTACACCGAAAAGGCTATCTAGGAGGTTAAACTATTGATAATACTATATTAACACATTTAACCGTCTCATTTCGTCTCAACTTTATTTATTTTTCTGTACAAACTTGCTTTGCCTATATGTAATTTCTGTGCAATTTTCCATACTGGCATTCTAGGATCTTTTGTCTTATACATTATGTATTGTTTCTCTATATCTCCAAGACTATTAATTGTGTCCTCTAGCTCCTGTCTTTGCTTGTATAGTTCTTTTAGTTCTTCTTCTAGTTCTTTGATCAAGTTAGTTAGTACACATATATTGTTAGCTGTACACATAATATCTTGTTCTTTTGCAGATGTCTGAACACGTTCTACGCTATAATCAATCCCTTTTGCTTCGTTAGGTTTATATGTCTCCATTTGTTTCTTTAAGTCCCTTTTTGCTCTTGTTAAGTGACTCTTAGCTACTGCTATTTCCTCTGTAAGTATTTTGTACTCTTGAATTATATTAAGTTCTATAACAATCACTCCTTACTGTATTTTTACTGCTTTATCATCCCAATATTCGTCTGCGTAAAGTTTTCTTGTTGTATCTCCAAGTGGGTTAAGAGGATTCCGATTAACATAATCAAACGGAATATTGTTAGTCTTAAGAAATTTTACAGCTTCTCTTAATCGGGTCCCCCCTCTACATGTCCATATTATTAATACACTACCTCTCGCTTTTTCAATTAACATTCTATCTACCGTTTCTTGTTTTATTGCTCCAATATTAGGAAATTCATCCTCAACTATAGTTCCATCAAAGTCTATAGCAACAATTTTTTTATACTGCATATCTAATATTTTTTTTCTTTGTTTTCTTGCACTAATAAAAATTAGAGCAAACATAACTATTATTGCTAACACGCTTAATATTATTAATACCTTATCCAATTTCTTAACCCTCCAATTCTTCACAAAATAGTTCTTTACTACTGGTTTACTTACTGAATATCTTATTATTATTCTTTATTGCAATAGTTTGTTTTCCGTCTGGCTCAACTAGAAACTCAATACTATCCATTGCTTCTAAAGGAACTTTTATCTCTATTCCTGTATCAGTTTTAATTATGTGATGTTCTAATGATCTAGCTATTGTTTTTTCTGATAACTTAATGTTTTGTTTTGCTAAACCTTTCTTAGATACAGTTTCTATAAATTCTTGCCTAATCTCCGAATTATTTTCATATACCTGGTTAGCAAGTTTTTCTATTTTGATTTCTCCATCTTCATCAATAATGTTATTTATTACTTGCTTAATTTCTATTTGTCTTTCAACGTCTCCATCAAAATATTTTTTGTTTATAGAGTCGGTTGCCTTTTTTACTATGTTATATTGTTCTTTTGATGATAAATCAGTTGAGCATTTTAACAAGTATTGAGATAGGTAATATTCTTTGTTACCATCAATTTCGTATTTCTTTTCTAGTAACTGAATATCCATAGTTGATAAATTAATAATTGCAGCTTCATTAATTTTTTGTCCCATATTCGGAAGTGTAGTTCTATGTTGAATAATGCTATTATTGTTTGTTTCCTGTTCTCTATGATGTATGTATGATTTTCCATAATTAAGTTTAAGTAAAGCTAAATATTTAACCCCTTTACACTTAAAATGAATAACTGCTAAATCTGCTGACGGTATAGCTACATTGGATGACATAATAGCAAACAGTTTGTTAGCAATATTAACTGACATATCTATAAATTTGTCATTATGCATTACAAAGTCTTTTATTCTCTCATAAATATGATTATAGTCTGTATTAAACTTACACGCTTTTGCTGAATCATCATTAAGAGTTTTAACTATATGATTTGCAAAGAACTCTTTCACATCATATTTGCCTTCTATTTCCTCTTTTGATATTACTGGTAAGCTTAAACTTGAATCAAGAATATGCACGATCATATTACTTATATTAATTTCTTCGATATTAAACATTTGCATCTTCCTCCATTTTCTTTTCTTCTTCTAATTCTTTTTCTAATACATATTTAACAGCTTCCCACAATGCATCACATAAACAATCAGCTTTAAATTCAACACGTTCCCATTTAGCTGTTAAAAATATTCCCGAATATTTACTTGCACTATTAGGAGTATTAATTCCTTTTAAATTAGTTCCTAATACCTCTATCATTTTACC